CTATTTCCCCACACGGGCCAACAGCGCGCGACCGCCACGTATCGCAAGCCAGATAACCACGGCAGTCGATGCGATTGATGCGAGCAATATGAAAATAAGCGTCAACGTTTCCATATCGTCAACATTGTCCAGTTGTCTAAGGCCCAGAGCTCGCAAGACAAACTGAATCGCATCGGTAAGCGGAGTCATCTCATATGGCAAGCCGGCGATGTAACGGGCTAACAGATCACCGAGAACCACAGTTACCACGACGTAAACGGCCACGCGCGCGAGCCTTTTCATTGCACGTCCACCCAACCGTACGCCTTAAGAGAGCTGCCTGGGACTGGCCACGTTGCGCCCTGCTTCCTCAGGGACGCCGCAAACTGCGCAAAACTATGTGGGCTGGTGAGCGTGATGCAACCTTCGCTCAAGCCTTGTGGCCCGATCGGGTGCAAACGGAACTGGCCGCGGTGGACACCATTAATGATTGTCGTATCGCCGGTTTTTTCTCGCCAGAGAGCAAACCATTGATCTCGATCGGTGCCATAGCCGTATTTCCGGACAACGTCGTAAAGCCAGCCGAGATGGCCGCCGGATTGCCGGTCAACGATGTAATAGCGCCCCGGCGGCAGAGGCCCAATCATTTCCTTTTCGACGGCGGCCGGATTATCTCTACCGCTATCGCGGCCAGAGAACGCAACAAAGTTGCCAATGCCTGCGCACTGCAGGACAGACGTCGGTTTGGCGTTTAGCTGAAAGGTGCATGCAACAGGCATAAACGGCCTCGATTTGCTATTTTATGGCCGATAATTTACCAGAGGATTTACTAACCGCCCTTGCGAAAATGTGATCGGTGCCGGTCAGTGGTCGGGTCGTCGCGCACTTCCATTTCTAACGACGTGCTAAGGCCGCCATCGCCGTTAAGCGTGTGCGCTGCCTCTTTCACAAGCCAGGGCGTTTCGTTGATTTCTGGCTTGAATCCGGCGACGTTCACAGGCAGTTCCGGGAAAATCTCTGGCCGACCGAGCGCGAGCTGGTAAGACAGCGTCGCCTGACTGCGCTGCGTGCGTGCAAACTCGGCCTGAGCGGCCGCCCGCGCTTCGGCTTCGGTCGCATAGTCTTCCGGCAGCACTTTCACGTTGCGGTTGTTGTCGCCGCCGATGATGACCGACTTACGCTTACCCTTGGTGTTTGAGTGGTAGTGCGCCCGCACGGCCGAATAGCTCTCACGCTGCGCGACGTGATAGCGGTGTGAGTCTCCGTCAGCGCGCGTCAGGTTCAGCACGCTCAACGCTTTGCCGCTCGCCGTCCTGCCGCTGCCGATCGGCATGAACAGCAGGTTCAAATCCTTCACATTCATCACGGCGTCGTAACGCTTGGCGAGCCGCGTCAGAAAAGACATGTCGCTTTCGTGCGTCTGGTCGATGTGCGCGATCACGACCTTGGCGAGCGCATCGGCCACCGCAGCTTTGAGCGAATGGCGGCCGGCAATGGCGCGCACGATCGAGCCGATAGTCTGCGCGTGCCAGCTCTGTTCGCGCCGCTCGTGCATCTGATTTGTCATCGACGCCGACCGCGCGCGGATCGTCAGGATATCAGGGGTGCCGCTATGCTCGACTTCGTCGACGGAAAACGTCCCTTTATCGACTAGCGGTTCGCCGATCCATCCGATCGCGACCTTGATGTTTGCACCACGCTTCGGAATGGCGAATGTGTTTTTCGAGTCGTCGATGACGAGATCGATCGTATCGGCTTCTTCGCTGCGTGATTCCCTGAGCGACAGGCTAATAAGGCTAGGGGCGATCAGGCGGGACAGATCGCGGCCATCGAGCGTAATACGGTAATCGGCTTGCGGTTGCCGCCGCGCGATCGCGGGGGTCTGGTCGGTCATGCGCCGCCCGATTTTTCGAGGATGTAGGAAACGACGCCGGCAATTGCTTCGCCATTACCAGACGAAATATCCTTGGCCGCGCCGAGCGCCTTGTCGAGCGCTGCGCCATTGCCGGTGGATAGCCCCTTGATTGTGGCTTCTGCGGCTCCCGGCGCCATGGTTGCTGCCACCGTAATCGCGCCCGCCTTGATGCTGTTGAGCGACAGGTTTTTGACCCTGTCCACCGCATCGGATGCCACCCGAGAAACGGCCTTGATATCGTTCAGCCGGCTTGCGGCCGCGCTCTCCGTTTCCTTTCCGTCGCCCTGCTGTGCAGCCAGGGTTTCATCGGCGACGCGCTTCAATGTCAGGCTGAATTCGATCTTGCGGGGGATGCCTTCGGGCGTGTGATACGTGGCCGTTTCGTTCAGGCCATCGATGATGAACGCGCCGAACACCGTTCCCACCCCATCGACCAGAACGTACGCATCACCTACGTCTCCCATTTTGGCGAGATCGTCGAGCGAGGCGCGCGTCCCGATTTTGTTGTCCGCCGCGACCATGCCGTTAAGCGTGATCGTGTCATCACCGGGCGCGACATACTGGCTCGCCGCGCGGACGCCAACGCGTGAGCTGGTGGCGTGCTTCCAGTTGCGCTGACGCTGCAGCTCCTTGTACGGGACGGTCGTGAGACTGAAAACGAAATGGTCGAGTGACAGCATCATGTCGGATTACTCCTTGTCAGACAGGCGCGAGCCAATGCGCGATTGCTTCGCACGATCGCGGCGATCCAGCGCAGCCTCTACCGCGCGCGCGATCGCGGCCGGGTCATCGCCTGGCGCCGGATAGATATTGATGATGGTTTGCCCTGCAGCGCCAGCGCCGGCCGCATTACCGCCCGCTGGCGCCGTTCTGAGGGGTGGCCGGGCATCAAATGGCGCGGTGGGCCGAACGAGCGGCACGGCGGCCGTATTGGCGAGCTGCGCGCCGGCCGCGATCGCCGGCGAGGCGAACGAGGTCGCGGCGACCGCAGCAAGGCCGATCGCGGCCTTGGCTACCCTGCCCTGTTCGTTCTCCATGCCGATCGCCGCGCCCTGGCTGACGAACCCGCCCAGCTCGCCGAAAACGCGACTCGGGCTATGGATGCCAAGCTTTTCCTTGAACCATCCAACGGTCGAGTCAGCGACGCCGACGATCGTGTCTTTCACCGCTCCCAGCCCGCCGGTGATGCCATTTACGAGGCCGGCAATGATGTTCGAGCCGAATGTCGCGAACTGTGCCGGCAGTGCGCCGAACCATGCGGCCGCCGTGGCGAACGTCGAGCGGACACCATCCCAAAGGCCGCCAAAGAAACCCTTGATCGGCTCCCAATACTGATAGATCAGGAATGCGGCGAGCGCGATGCCGGTAATCATCAGGCCGATCGGGTTCATCAGCATCATCCGGCCAACGAACATGAGTGCCGAGCCGAGCATGCGGAACGCGCCCGCACCAAGGCCAAGCACGCGCGCGAGAATGCCGCCCTGCATGCCGAGTGTGGTCATGCTGAATTTGAGAATCGCCATCGGGCCGAGAATGCCAGCGAGGGCAATCGTCAGCGTGCCAGCGACGACGAGCAACGCCGCCAGCACGGACAGCGTGACGATGATCGCTTTCGCGGCCGTACTGTGTTCATGCATGAAGCCGACGACTTTCTCTGTCGCGGCGGCCGTGGCCTGCAGGCCCGCGTTATAGACCGGGGAGACTTTCTCACCGATCTCCATTTTCAGATTACGCAGTTGCGCGAGCGCTGCGATTTCGCGGCCGGCCGTGATTTGCTGGCCCTTGGTGTTCAGCTCGTCGATGCCATCCGCGCCGGCGTTGAGCTTTTCGTTCTTGTGAATCTGTTCCTTCTGCATGTACATCGTCGTGAACAGATTCGCCGCGGTGCGATTCGTAAAAATCGTCGCGATCATGTCCTTGACCTTGTCAGGGTCGGTGATGCCTTTCTTCGCCAGCTTCGGCAGCAGAACCTTCTCAAGCCATTCAAGTGGCGAAGCCTTGAGCATGTCGCCGCCGGCGAGCGCGCCCGGTCGAATCTGTTTAATCATGCCGATCTTGTTGTATTCAACTTTTTTCTTATCGAGCAGATCGAGACCCATCATGACCTTCGCGGCCTTGACGGTTGTTTTCCCCTGGTAGACGTTGCTGTAAGCGGACATCAAACCGGTGCCGACAGCGTGCCCGCCCATTTCCTGAATAAGCGGCTCCATCTGGTAATAGAACGCGTCCTTGCGCATCTGTTTGGCCGCGACGCCGCCAGTCTGGATGAAGTTGCGCCACTCGTCGCCGCCCACGCGGCCGCCGGTGGCCGTCAGGACTTTCTGCACCATGTTCGCTTCGTCCTTGAACGTGGCTTCGTTCTTCGTGCCGCCTCGCAGCTCGATCACCTTCAGCATGTTCATGAACTTTTCTTCGTTCGCGTGCGCGTCCTCAGCGCCGAACATGGCTTCATTGGCAAACTTCATTTTGCCGAGAGTCGGCATCACCATCTGCGCGTGATGTTCGTCCGCGAAAATCGTCAGGAAATCGCGCATCATGGTGAGGTTGTCGGTCGTGCTGGTGCCGTACACCTTCATGGCGCGGGCGTACTTGACCGCGTCGGCCGAGGCATGATCTCCGAGACCGAGCGCCTTGATGCGCATCCCTTCGTTTTCCGCCTTCTTCGATTCGTCCAGCGTCTCGCGCAGATCGCCGAAAAGGTGCATGCCGGTGGCTTTCGCCGCATAGCCGCCGACCGCCATCCCGGCGGCCACGCCCTGCATGGTCTGCATGCTTTTTCGCGCGGTCGCGACGCGCCGCTCGCGCTCGCTGATTTGCTCGAGCTTTGCGGCCTGCGCGCTCATGGTCGAGGTGGTCGCGGCCATGTTGGCGCGCAGCTCGCGCTCATGCCGTGACAGGTTCCGCGTGTTGATGCCGGCGGATTCGAGTTTGGTGCGCAGATCGTTGACGGCCTGTGTCTGCGCCTTGTGTTGCTGCGAGGCAGCGCGGGCCGCTTCGCGTGCGCCCTGCAGGTCCGCAATCATCCTTTGCGATGGCGGCCCCATCGCGCGCAGCGAGTCGGCCAGCTTCTTCACATTGCCGCGCGCCGTGGCGAGCTGCGTGCCGGTGGCGTCGAGACCGGTACGCATTTCTCGGAACGAGGCGACGGCCTTCTGAGTCTTGCCCATTTCGGCCAGCTCGCGCCGGGTGTCCTTGAGCGAGTTGGCAAGCCCCTTATGACCGGCCAGCATGTTTTTAAGGGGCTTCGTCATGTTGTCGATCATGTCGAACATGACGCGAAGTTTCAGGGCGTTATCCATCGTTATTCGCTTCCGCTTCGTTGGCGCGCACGTTCGCGCCACTCCATTAACTCGTCGAGGTGAAACTCATCCATCGCCGCCGGCATCCAGCCGAATACCGTGGCGATATCGGCCATCGGGTCTTCTACGCGGTCAGGGATGCCACTTTCGAGGCGATTGCCTTCGTCATTAAAAAACCGGAAAAGATGCCCCCCAGTTGCACCAGATCAGCCGGGTCAAGGTTTGCCACGTCCTGTTCGGTGAGCGTCGGCGAGCTGATACGCGGCAGCACGCGCGAGAGCGCCGCAACGTCGAGATTGACGAGGTCCGACAGTGTCACGCCGCGCAGCTCGCCCGACTTCGGCCGGCGCAACGTCACTTTCGTGATGGTCTGACTGCCGCGAACGATCGGCTCGTCGAGGGTGTAGCTGTTCGGGTCTTCCTGCACTTCGGTGACGCCGGCGGCCGCGAGGTCGTCGGCTTGCGTGATGTTGTTTGCGGTCAGAGTCGTGTTGGCTTTGCTCATGGTCGGGTCTTCTGTAGTGAGTGATGGTGGTGAGGCCTGCCCGATCAATCAGGCAGGCCGGCAAGGGATGGTGGCCGGGTTACAGGCCGATCGCGGTACGCAATGCGGCCAGCAGATCGGTGCCGTTGATCTTTTCGATCATGTTGACAAAGTCGATTTCGATAATGTCCTCACCATTGATGGACAGCTTGTAATAGCTCGCGACGGTCGTCACCTTGAACGCGGTGTCATCCTTCGCTTTGGCGGTGCCGGGATCGATCTCCATGTGACGCCCCTTAACGACTACTTCGACCGAGTCGTAAGTGCTGGAATCTTCGGACTGGTAGCCGCCGGCGAAACGCAGCTGCACGCCGTCGTGTGTGGTGATGCCGTACTGTTTCAGCACGTCGGCCATGATGCCGCCGCATGTCCACTCCATCTGGATACCTTCCTGGCCGAAATCAACCTTGATCGGGCCGCTCATGCCGCCGCCCTGGTAATCCTCCATTTTTCGCGTGAGCTTGGGCAAGGTCACTTCGGCTACCTGCCCGCGAAAGTTGTTGCCGTTCTGGAACAGATTGAAGCCCTTGAGTTTGCGAGGCATACCCATGTTTGTTTTCTCCTGGTTGTGCCGGTGCTTACGCGTTCACGCGGGCGGCGAAATCGGCGAGATAGCGGTCGGTGATGCGCTGGCGCAACGTGAGGTTTTCCAGCGGGGGAACCGGCGTGTAGTCGTAATCGACGTAGGCGTGACCGTCCTGCAGTTCGTCCGTTGTGTTCGGCTCCGGGTCAAACCATGACGTGCCGCCGATCAGGTAGCCGAGCGAAATCAGGCTGCGGAATTTGCCGTTGATGCTTTCGATAATGTCGCGCATCAGTGACGGATTCAGCGGGCCATCCACGACCGGCATTTGCGCCTGTGCGATCGAATCCTTGAGAACCTGCGCGGTGCGCGTGTAGTTCTCAAACTTGAACTTCGGTTCGTCCGAGCAGGTACGCGAACCCCAGAAGCGATAGCCATCGTGATTGATAAGCGTCGTCACTTCCTGTTCGTTCAGGTAGTTCGCATCGGTCGCCGGGTCTTGCAGATCCCACGACACATCGGCGCTGATACCGGTCACGCCGTTGACGGCGACATTGGACAGCGTCTTGTGCCAGCCAATTTCGTTATCGATCTTCGCGCGCAGACCCATCGCATACGCCACGGCCGGGACTTCAACCGTCGAGCTGGTCGTGTCGTCCCACGCGAGGTAATTCGGCCAGATCATCATCAGCTCACGCGCGGCGAACTGTTTGCGGTAGGTAGTGGCTTCTTCCTTGGTTTTGCAGCCGGTTGCCTGCGAGTAGATAAAGCCGCCGAGCGATTGCGCGATCGGAATGAGTGCCGTGGTCACGGCCTGCGTGTCGAGGAACGGAGCGCCGAGGATGCGCGGCTTCATGCCGAACTTCGCCTGTGACGTGAGTAGCGCTTTCATGCCGGTGTACTTGCCGGCGGCCGTGACGGTGCCGATCACATTGCTGGTCGTCTCGGCCGCGTCCTTGCCTTCTGCAACGCGCACAACGATCGTGAAAGGCTTCGTCTGCGCGCCGATACCCGTCAGTGCCTTGCGAAGCGTGCCTTTTGTGCCGGCCTTGCCGAGTGCCGAAACGACATTCGTCAGCAGCACGGGCGTGTCCATGGGAAAGGTTTCGGCGTCGGCATCTTCGGCCGTGCAGACAAGGCCGAGTACTGCCGTCGAGACCGTGCGGATCGGGCGCGAGCCCTGATTGATTTCGTAGACACTTACGCCGTGGTGATATTGGTCCTGCGCCATGTTTGATGCTCCAGGTTGTGAGAACAGAGAGAGAAAGGCGAATGCGCGTGGATGCTTCGCGATCAGGTCGCCGCAAAGATCGCGTTCACGGCTTCAACCGTGGCCGCTTCGTTGACCAGCCGGATCAGGTCCGCATACTTCTGCTGTGCTGCGCGCCGGTATGCAACCCAATCCACGTTCACGGCCTGCACCTGTGCGGCCGTGTGTTCGGCGAATGCCCACGTGCCGCCCTGTGCGCACCATAGCGGCGTCGTCCATCCGGCTTCGCCTGCGTTCCACGCTGCGGCCTGCACGGCGCTTTGAAGGTTGAGCTGGTCAGTACCTAGCGAGGGGTATGCGGTCTCGATGGCCAGCGCCGACGACGCGAAGCCGCCAACAATCTGCGCCTGACATACGGCCGCCAGTTCTGCGACGCGATCGGCTTTCACTTTCTCAAGAGAAGGCGCTGCCGGTGGCAGGTACTTCGCAACAATCGCGGAACCATCCTTGATGGCGGACACAAGCGCCGCGAAAGAGTCGGGCGTCTCCGTGGGGTGAATGTGGTACGGGTAGCCGCCAAAAGTCCCCACGTAGCCATCAGCGTTCGGTGTCGCCGACGACTCCGTGACGTTGGGCAGAAAGCCCATCTGTGCGAAAGTGATATTCATTGTGCGATCCTCCAGCAGAAGCCAGACGCCTGGGAAATGCCAGGGCCGCCGGCAGCCGCGCCTGTGAGCAGAACCGTACCGCCGGCCGCGATGCCGACGCCGCTCTGTGCGGTTGTCTGGTTGAAGTAGAAATAGGCCCAGGTGCCACCAGGCGGTAACGACATCGCGCCATTCGTGCCGGCCGAAATCAGAAGGCTGGTCCATTGCCCAACGCCAGCAGTATTGGTCGGCTTTACCGCCGAGCCGACCGCGCCGGCGCCACCGATGCCGTTCCACGATGTGTTGTCAGAGACGAGAATCACGCACGCGTTTGGCGGCAGAACAATCACCGATGTGCCGGACCCGAATGCGGAATTGAAATTCCCGCCGGGCACGGAAAGCGTCTGCGTGCCGGTCGAGTTGTTGTACATCGGGAGCAAGCTGCCGGCCGACACCGTACTCGGATGCGGCAGTGTCGAGGTGATGCCGCCCACCGAAGTCTGAAATTCGTATCCGACCTGATTCGCCGGGATCGTCGACGAAGTCGATAGGCTGATTGCCCCCTTGAAATTCCCGATAAGAAACTGAAGAAATGCAAGGCCCGCTTCATTCGAATACAGCGACGAGGAAGAACCCAGCTCAAGCTTTCCGCGCGTGAAAGCGATGCCGCCTACCGATGCGGAAACGCCTGTCAGGACGAAACAGGCCTTCACATATGCGGTTTTGGCCGGCGTGGTGCCGGTGATTGAGTAGCGCGCGCTGGCCGTGCCATTTGCGATGGTGAGCGACTTGACGGCAGAAAGCAGTTCGTTACTGCTGTTGTATGCGTTAAGAACCAGTTGAACGGTGCCGGCATTCACGCCAGAAGTGTTCACATCGTAGGCAAGCGACAGCGCCACGTTAGGGCTAACCGGAACCTGTTCGCTGTTCTGACTCTGCGTGACAGCCACGAGCGCAGCAGGATTGCCGAAGTAGGTGCCAGTTGCGCCGGCCGTGTCGGTCAGCGCCGACAGGCCGGCGGCCATTGTCCATCCCAACGCGCCAAACTCGGCCGACCCGTTACGGAGCAGATTCGGACAATTTGCGCCGTCCACCTTGCCGGAAGCAGACAGGCCGGTAACCGACAGCGCGCCCGAAATCAGCGTGCGAATCCACGAGGTGTTAGGCACGGCGTTGCTGTTGTCGGATGCCGCCGGCGCAACCGTCCTGCGAATGCCGCCCGGGTTGTCGGTCAGCACGTATCCGCCCTTGCCATCGTTGAGCGTCGAATCGTATTCAAGCGCGAACTTGCCAACGATTTCGCCGCCTGAAAGCGGTTGCCCGTCGAGTCCGTACACAGGCGACGGCGCGATGCCGTCCTTGGCCGGGTTCGGCGTGAATGTCGTCGCACCCTTGTTTGCCGTCTGCACGCGGCCCCGGAACACCTGACCGTCAACCACTTCCGGCACGGCGGGCGTGTAAGACGCGGTGATCGCATTCGCGGTTCCGCCGGCGAGTACATAGGTTTTCGACACGCCGAGGATTTCGGCGATACGGTTGCGCAGATATACGGTGCGGTTCGCGAGCTGGCGCGGCGGGATGTTGTCAACCCCATCGGGGCCGCCCATGACGGAATCCGAGGTTTCGAATTGCCGGATACCGGGTTCCCACAGGTCTTTTTCAGCCAGGTCAGTCATGCGGTAATACTCCCTCTGTTGTATTGGCCGTCGTATCGGCCGACGCCGTTGTGACGAAGCGGTGAGGCCGTGTAATCGAGCTTGTAAAGTTCCGAACGCTGCGGCGCGTATCGTTCGAGAACGGCTTTCAGGTTCTCCGCCTGGTCACGGGTGATAGGTCGCCCGAGTCGCACGATGTATTGCGCCCATTGACCGTTTTCGCGGCCGTGAGCCCAATCGCCGTTATAGGTAGCCGTGCCGTCGCGCCGGCGCACGTTGCGCCCTTCGATCAACTCCACTTCGCCAAAGCCAAGCCGGCGGATAACTTCACGGATCGCCCAGGGCGTGCCGCGCTTCTGGTGCAGCGCGATCGCGGCCTTGATAAGTGCGCGGCGTGCGTCGTCGGACTCGGCCAGCTCCCAGCCATCCACGGAAACCTCTGCCGCCAGATACGGCAGCAGCTCAGACGGACATTTGTCCGGGTTCCAGTAATCACGGATCGGGATCGGCATTTCGTCGACGACAGCCAGCGCGGTCGCGGTGCGCTTTTCCAGCGTGGTCGCATTGGGCGGCAGAAGCCTATTCATAGACGCCACCCCATACGATCTCAACGCCTTCGCAGTACGAGGCCTGCGTGGGGCCGATATCGAGGTCGCCGGCCGGTTCAAGCAGCTCCGTTTTCGACAGGCCTGCAGCTTGGCAAACGCCCTTGATGGCGGATTCAGCGACACCTACACCGATGCGGTGAGCGGTGACGGCGTAAGCCTGCGTGTTCTTGATGGCCTGCGCGATCAGAACGTCTGCGCCAACGGCCGAGCGCGTGTAACCCTTTGCACGAATCCGGTAACGGATGATCTCGGCCGATGCCGCGGTGACCGTGTCATTAAGCGGGCGTTGATCTTCCGCACTCAACGCAGCTTCGACAATGTCGATCAGATCACGGCCGGCCGTGCCGTCGCCTTCGCGCGAAAGGACAGTCACCAGCACGTCGCCGGGAACCGGGCGCGAGCTTCTGGCGTCAAGAATGCGGGCATCAGCCGCGCGCGCCTTCGACACGTAGGCAGCGCTCGGACCGGCGACGCTAAACCCCTGCGGCGCGAGCTGGATGCGTTCGCGCAAGTCGTCGTCATCTTCGTCAACTTCGGCGATGTTGTTCGCCGGAACGGCCTGTGTGATAACGAGGCGTTTCAGGCCAAAGAGTGCCGCGCGCTGGTCGAGGTCGTTGCCTTTCGCAAACGCAAGCATGACCGCACGGATCGCGTCATTGACGCGCTGGCGCCAGACCAGTTCGCGATAGCTGTTTTCCTGCAGCAGCTTCGAGAGTGGTTCAGATTCAAGCGCCAGCGTGGCGGCTATCTCGGCTTGCTCGTCGGCCGGCCATAGCGCGATCATGCTGGCCTTTCGCGTCGCATAGATCGTTTCGAAGTCGAGCATTTCGAGCGCGTCAGGAATCGGCAGGCTCGCGAGGTCGATCAGGGCTGACGTGGTCATGCGACATTCCCAAGGTTGAACGGCGCGCGCGTTCGCACCGCATCGCCGGATACGGTCGTAAAGCCTTCGATCTCGATGAACGCTTTGCCGTCCATCTCCGATTCGTCGGCCACGAGCTGCACGCGCGTGAGCGTGATACGTGGTTCCCACAACATCAGGGCCGTGGCGATCGCGGCATAGAGGCGTGTGCGGGTCGCGCCGTTGCTCGCTGCATCGACGTAGGAAAAAAGATCAGAGCCGAACGTGCGGCGCTTGACGCACGAGGCGAGCGGCGTCCCGATGATCCTGCCCACGGACTGATACAGGTGATCGAGGTCGGCGATTGCGCGGCCGGTGGTGGCGTTCATGCCTTTCATAGCGGTTCGCTCACTGGCTTGCCGTCGCCCTGTTCCATGTGCGTGTGATGCGCCCCGCTCTTGCCGCCGGCGATCACGTCATCGCTCACGGCGACAGTGCCGGCAATGATTGCAGCGGGGCCGCCATTTGCGCCGGCCTTACCGCTCATGCCACTTTCGAAAACGAACGCGCCTTTAACAAGCATGTTTCCTGTGACGGTTGTCTGTTTGGCATCGAGCGTCACGGCGTCGGCTTTCACGGTTGCGGTCTTGGTCTGCACGTTGACTGCGCCGGGTGCGACGATCAGCACGGTCGCGCCGGCCGGCAGTTCGACTTTGAGCGAGTGAGCTGCATGGTCGTATTCCACGATCGCGCCATCGGGATAGGCGCGCAAATGCTTGTCGGGACTATCGCTAGGGGCCGGGTAATCGTCGGATGACAGGCCGCAGAGAACAACGCCTTGCGCCGGGTCACCCATCGGGCAAAAGAGAATGACCTGTTCGCCTTCGGTCGGCGGGTTCCATTCGCGGGTTTTACCGGCGCGCAGCGAAAGAAACGGCAGCCAGTTCGTTTGTAGGCCTTCGCCGTCCGGGTCGTCGGCATTGCCGACCGACACGCGGCACGTGGGCGGGTTGCTGGTGAGGTCAACTTTCATCACTGACCCCTTGCGGATCAGATTGATGATGAGTCGGCGGATTTCGTTAGCGTCCATCCGGCCATGTTGCCGGCCGCACGCGCGCGATGCGAGCTATGCCGTGTGTGACGGGTTTGGGTACAAATGCCCCTTGAAACAGGGGCTATTTTGCGATGTGCTTCAGCAACATATCGCGGATCAGCTCGCGTTCTTCATGGGTGAAGCCGAGCAGAACACGAGCTGGGTATTTGTATTCGACGCCGTGCGGTGCGACGCGATCAGTCTCGCCGTACTGGTGAACACGCGCCACGCGCGAGATGCGGCCGGCGAAGCCGAGCGCGAGCCCGTTAGAATCTGCCTCCGTCCTGAGATAGCGCGCGGTGCGCAGCTTCGCAAACATCGCGGCACGTTTGATGCGGCCGCGCTTGTCGCGTAGTTTGCCGTCCGGTTTCCGGCGAGGTTTGCGCGCGTCGTATGCGGTGCCGTCCGGGTTCTTCTGCGAGGCGATGCGCGCCTGCTGGCTGCGGCGCAGCTCGCGCGCAATGTCACGCATCGCGGCCCGCCGTGCGGCCGGTTCGAGCTTGCCGAGCAGGCCGCCCAGGAACCTCTCCACGGCTTGCAATTCATCCATCAGGGGGCCACCCAATCTTCGGCCGCGTCATCGACGTGCGTCACGGTGCGCTTGCCGTCCGCATCGACAGACACGACGACACTTTCTGTCAGCGTCAGCTTGATCGAGATATCGACCGTCGAATTGCTCAGAATGTCGATCTCGTAGGTGATGCCGTTCGCGCGCTCGTCAGGGTTCGTCACGAGATCAGGCTGGTTCTCCCGAACCCAGGCGACAAGCGCGATAAAAACGTCGTCCGCTTCGCCGGCGAAGTCGAGCAGGAGCGCATTGCACACATACCGGTATTCGAATGACAGCGAGCGGCCGCCAGTGGCCGCGATCGAGCCGCGATCGATAAAGACGGTTAGCGCGTCGGGATTGACTTTGAGAGAAGGAATAGCCGCGACGAGTGCCGCGCGTAGGCTGGCCGGTTTAATCATGATCGGCCGCCGGTGCCGTGCGGTTCGTGCCTTTCGCCTGGCACGTCACGACCATGTCGACCTTGGCCGCGCACGTCGCCCAGGCGGCTTTTGCGATGTGTAGCGCCCCGTCGAGATCGCCGTTAGTGCTGGGTGCCATCGCCGGGAATGTGCAGCGCGTCACCGTCTGGCATTCCTGCAATGTAATCGTCGGCGCCGGTGAGCGCGGGACTTGTGTGCATGCGGATAACGTCATCAGGCAGACGGGTATCAGACCATGCGCGAAGCGCGGCGTTTTCATCGAGCAATCTCCGGTTTTCCTGCTGTGTGGCCGAAAGCGTCGTTGCGATCGCGCCTTGCGTGCGATCGAGCTGCGCCTGCTGTCTGGCCTTGTCGGCGGCGTCCTGCTGCAGACGTCTGATCGTGCCGTCCCGGTCGGTAACGTCCTGTTGACTGGTTTCGAGCTGGTGCGCGGTGTCGGCCAGCTCGGCGCGCAGCTCACGCACATACAGCACGCCGACGACGAGCGCCAGCAGCACGACGACGCCGGCGATGCACTTCGCGGCGAGCGCGTTCATGCCGCTGCCTTGTCAGGGCCGGCGTACTTGAGCCACGCCTGCGCGAGCTTCGCGTCGTACAGGTTGCGGGCGTAATCCGGGCCGTTGTAGCCCTTGGCGAACGCCGCCCACTTCCTGGCCTTCAGAGCGGCCAGCAAGCCCGCATCGGCCGCCACAAAGCGCACGAACGCATCGAGCTGGTCGGCTTCGCCGTTCTCCATGCGAGCAACGAAATCATCGACGCTCGAATACTTCAGGCGCTCCCAGTTGTTGCCCATGACCTGAAACGCGCCCCAGCTCGCCGACTCATAGGCCGCGACCGGGTCGATCAGCTCGGCCGTCGCAAGGCGTGTGTATTCCGCTGCGCCGCCCTGATAGCCGCCTGTCGCCTGCGAACAGATATTCGGATACTTCGCGGCGATCGGTGCCGGGTCGATGCCGCGCGCCTGCAGCCGTTTCCAGAAAACGTGGCGTTCAAACAGGATTTTCGGGCGGCCGTCGAGCAGAAAGCCCGATCCACGAGACTCCACCTCATTGACTGCGCGCACGCTTGCGCGTGGCACGCCCAGCTTGTCAGCCGCTGCGACGAGATCGGCGATCGACAGGTGCTTCGGGTCGCGCTGGCCGGTCGCGAGTGTGACCAGCGTCTTTGGACCGGCGACGCCATCGTCGACGAGTCCTGTTTTCTTCTGTAGCGCGATCACCGCGGCTTCGGTCGCGTCGTCGTAGACGTGCGTCACGGTGAGCTTGTAGCCGGCGCGAATCAGGCGGCTTTGCAGAAGGCCAACATCCGCGCCTAGGTCGCCGAAACGGTGCGTTTTCATGGTTCGTCACTCCGCAGAAGGCGCGCGACATTTCCGCGCGCGCCAAACACAAACAGGGCCAGCAGAACAGCCGTACCAGCTTCGAAGAAACCGACTTCGGCCGCGTGCATGGCCAGCTCGATCGCCGAGCCGCCGGATACCGCCACAAGCGCCCAGGCGACCCACGAAACGCGGTGCCGGTGCCGTGCGCCGTTCTTCCGGTAGGTCAGCACGCGCACGAGCGCTGCGATGTGCGCCGCCAGAGCGATCAGCGCGAAAGAGATGTGCATGTCACTCCCCTTTCTTGAGAAAGCCGAACAGATCCACCGTTTTGACCCGCTCGATCAGTTGCAGCGTGACGGTAATCACGAGCGCGGCCGCGAAGAACGCAGCGACTCCAGTCGAGCGGATCGGCGTCGCATTGACGATTTCGGATGCTGCGAGATAGCCCATCACGAGCGAAATCAGCATGTATGCGATGCGCTTCGCCACGCCGATATCCTTCGATGTCACGACGACAAGCGCCGCGCCAGTGAAAGCGCCGATCAGCGCATTACCGTCGATGCCAGGCGCGAGGCCTGCGAGGCCGATCGCAGCAGATAGCGCTGCGGCGGTGGTGGTGTTCGGTTCGGCCATAGCGGCTCCAATCAGTCAAACAGTTGCACAAGTGGCGCGGTGCTTTCGACGGTGTCGATCGCCGGCAGATACACGATCGTGTCCATTGGCAGCACGAGGCCCATATCGGCGAGGCCTGCATTCGCTTCGAGTACTGCCTCAACGGTTCCATCGGTGCGGCCGTAGTGACGCCAGCACAGCAGATCGACGGTGTCGCCCTGGAGTGTTTTCACTTCCATCAGATCAGCTCGATCGTTGAGCGCGGCAATCCGCGCATGTCACTCAGCGCCCAGCGGATATTCCGCCGCGCTTCGCAGATCGTCATTTCGAGGTCTTCGGCTTTCTGGCCACCCGATTTCGTCGAGTCGAAATCGCGGTACCGCTCGGTCAGGTCCGCGTGTGCGAGGTTGAACACGGCGCGGCGATAGCGCGCGAGCTGCACACTTTCGCCGCCGATGCGCGGTGCCGGTACGGCGGCCAGATCGGCGTAACCGGCTGCGATATGGTCGGCCTGCCATGTACCCAGCTCCGCATTAACACTTGCGATCGCATCGATCGTGGCGTCGCGCAAGCGCTCATGCGTCACGGTGCCGTCGAGGCGCATCGAGGCGCGCAAGGCGCTCATGTCGATGTCGGGAAACCAGCCATCGTTCTCGACGATCGCGGGATTGGCCGGTGAACCCGGTGTTTGGGGTGTGGTTAGTTCGGCGGTCGCGAGAAAGCTACTCATGGGATGGCTCAGAAAATGATGGCGGTGGGCCGGCGTCGGAAACGCGTTTCCGTCAGGTGTTGCGTTTCGTCAGCCGGCGCCGCCATGCCGGGGGGGCTCCTTACTTGCGGCCGGCTTTGGTGCCGGTCGCATCGCCTGGCTCGGTTTCGAGCCGGGCAATGTCCTGTTTCACGCCAGCGCGTTCGTCGAGCTGCAACGCGCGGCGTAGGTGATCGAGGGCCGACGCTCTATCGGTCTCCTGTAGCGCTTTGCCAAGCGCCTTATGCAGCTTGGCCCGCACCTGGTCGTGCATGTCGGCCGACCCGGTCAGCGTCATTACCTCGGCGAGCTGGCCCGCATCGAACGCTTCGCCAAGCTTGAACGCCGCTAGTGCCGCTTGTGCGAATTCCTCAGCGATCGCAGTTGCGAGCGGCCGGTCGTACTGGTCGGGCAGTGTCATGCGATGCGCGAGTGCGTACCGGGCGATATCGAGCGCGCCAGCGAAGTCACCGGCGTCAATGCGCCAGATCATCACGGTTGTAAGCACATCGTCCTGGGCGCCCCGCCCGCCGCTCAGTGCGCCCGCGACATAATCGACGTACTCGGGCAGCAGCTCGGCGCGCTTCACGTCGATCTTGCGTTCGATCGACTGGATCGCTTTCAGGCGCCTGCGATCGGTCGCAAGCTTCGCGAGCATCAGCTCGTATGCGCTCGCCCCGGCGAGGGATTCGCCAGGCGCGGCCGAAGCCGCCGCCAGTTCGGCCGAGACGCGTTCGTAATGGCGTTGGGCGGGACTTCTCATCATGCGGCCCTGGGCAGAAGCTCGATGTTTTCAGCCATCGCACCGCAGCCGAAATCTTCGACAACATACGCATCGTTGCTCGATTCGTAGTTCTCGATGCGGTCGCGCTTCGAGTTATCGACGATGTTGCGCCGGCGGCCACCGTCCTGTGTGTAGATCGACAGATTGTCGAAACGCGTAATCAGCAACGCATTAGCCGGGAAGAAAGGCACGCTCACCGCCGGCAGGCCGCCGATGCGTTTCTGGCTCACGATCACGTCGGCCGCGAGGGTTTCAGTCGGCGCCTGCGTCGTGTTGATGATCGGGAAATACTTGTCGTGCATGAGGCCACGGCCGCAGAAGACAAACAGGCCGGTATCGTCCTGGTGCCACGGGTCGACCATGCTCGCGAGAATATCGAAAACCACCGCGTCGAGGTTTTCGTAGTCGCCGCCCTTGCCTACCTGCACCTTACCTGCCGCTTTGACGCCTTCGTGCAGCACGCGGGATGGGGCTTCGTCGCGATACTTCTGCAACCAGCCCTTGTTGACGTCCTGCAACAGCGGGTTCTTGGCGCGATCGGACGTTGCCGCGCGTGACGTGCCATTGAAGCCGATCGCGATACGGTCGAGCGCCTGACGCTTCACGATCGCGTCGCGTAGGCGGGCCTGAAAATCGGCGAACTTCGCCCATGCGTCGAGCTTCGCATACGTGATGTGCGAATCGAAATTCGTCTGCGTGCAGATATAGCCACGTGCATCGAGGTCGCTAACGTCAGTCGTTGCGCGATCCTGCTTCGTGGTGTCAGTGGTGCCAGCGATCGGCGACCCGATGCCGAGGCCGAGCTTCTCGCCCTGCTGTTCGGTGACGCCGGTCACATTGATGCGTTTCAGGAAATCGCTCGACTCCTGAATGCGGGTCTCGAGCTTTTGCTGCACGCTCGGCGAGACAGCAAATTTCACGGCGGCGCTTTCGACGCCGCTCAGTTTGGCGATCGCTTCAACGTAGGCGTTGAAGGCAATCCGGGTTTCGTTGCGCATTTAAGAATTCTCCGGGAAACAGTGAGGGGACGAATGCGGGTTAGCAGTCGGTGACAACGGCAGCGGGGGCGCCGGTTGCGGGCGGCCGTGCCTGCGTGCCGCTGGTCGTCGAGAGCTGCGTGTGCAGTTCGTCGAATGCCTTGCGGTCGGCTTCGCGCAGATCGGACAGATCCTTGACGGTCTTCGCGAGAACCGCGACTGCGTCGGCCTGTTGCCTGCCATGCGTTGCAAGCGCTTCGACGGCCTGTCCTACGTCAGCGAATCGCGTTTCGTCGCTCGCGTCTTTTTTCTTCGACTTGCCGAGCAGTTCGGCAACGCGGGAGAACAGCGCGCCGATACTCGGCGTCGCGGCGGTTTCATCCAGCTCGATCGTCGCCAGCTCGGCCGCCGTGAAAAGGTTCGTCGGTTTCAGCTTGCGGGCCGCGAAAGGAGAATCGGCCGGGTTCTGAGCTGCAAAGGAAAGAATCTGCGTGCCGAGGCTCGCGGGACTATCGGTGACGGCCAGGCCAACCAGATACGCCTGATTCGTGTCGGCGAATGACGGATCGATCTCGCACGACGTGTAAATCTTCTGCTTTGCTTTCGTCAGTGCGACGAGGTCGGTCGTCGGGGTGATCTGTGCGTACAGGCCGAGCTTTCCGGCGAGCGGGCCGGTTTCGTCGCGGGTCTCCAGTGCGATCACGTCGCCGTATGCCTTGAACGGACTGTCAGGAATGATGCCGCGGTAGTGTTCAAGGTTCAGCCGTGCGCCGTACACATCGGGGTTGTAGTTCTTCGCCATCTGCACGATCGACGCGCGATCGATATTGCGGCCGTCACTCGTCGCCCCTTCGACAGCGATGCGGAAAAACTTCGTGGTCGCATGCTTCACCGACTCACCGGCGCCAGTCAGCGCGACAGAACCGATCGCCAGTGCGCCGGCGCCGAGGCGGTCACCGATGAAATCGGAATGGTTGAGAACGCTACTCACGGCGAGCGTCGCCGCGTGCGCGTCCATCGTGAAAGCGAACGCGATCGCCGCAACGGCGAACGACATGAGCGACAGCTTGCGAGATTGCATTTGTTAGGTCTCCAGCGGGTTGCAAGGTGGGTTAGGTGTGAGTCCATATCTTGCGTTCATGCTCGCCGCGGCTCAACGGTTGGCACATGTTCCCAATATGGGTACAGACGCCCGGGGATGCTCGCGCGTGCGCGTCGCGAGAAACTTGAGCCCATGCTAGAAACCGCTGAAATAGCCCCTGTACTTGAATCAAATGCCGACCCACGCCGTATAGCCCGTGCGCTTTACTGGCAGGGTTGGCGTGTCACGTCGATCGCGCGTCATCTGGAAATCAAACGCGCGACAGTCGAGGCGTGGAAACAGCGCGACGAATGGGACAAGGCGACGCCGATCGAGCGCATCGAGTCGTCGCTAGAAACACGGCTTGCGGTGCTGATTGCCAAGCCTGAGAAAGACGGCCGCGACTTCAAAGAGGTTGATTTGCTCATGCGGCAGGTCGAGCGCATGGCGCGCGTCCACAAGTACGGTGAGACAGGCAGGGAGAGCGATCTAAATCCCGCCATTCAGGCGCGCAACACAGCGCCACGCAAGGCCAAGGCAGCACGCAACGAATTTAGCGACGAACAGCGCGACAGGATCGTCGAGGCGTTCCGCGATTCGCTATTCGATTACCAAAAGGTCTGGTATCGCCAGCGCGATCAGCGCACGCGCAATATCCTCAAATCGCGGCAGATCGGCGCGACGTGGTATTTCGCCCGTGAGGCGTTGGTCGATGCGTTGGAGACCGGTCGCAATCAGATTTTTCTGTCCGCCAGCAAGGCACAGGCGCACGTGTTCCGGCAGTACATGTGCCAGTTCGCGCGCGAGGCCGCAGACGTTGATTTGACCGGTGAGCCGATCCTGCTGCCGAACGAGGCCATGCTTTACTTTCTCGGCACGAACGCCCGCACCGCGCAGAGCTATCACGGCAATTTCTATTTCGATGAGTATTTCTGGGTCGGTGGCTTTCGCAAGCTGAACAAGGTTGCATCGGGCATGGCGATGCATAGCAAGTGGAGAAAAACCTACTTTTCCACGCCATCGAGCATGCAGCATGAGGCTTACTCATTCTGGACAGGCGACCATTTCAACCGCGGCCGCGCCAAGTCCGATCACCTGCACCTGGACGTCACACACAAGGCGCTCGCACGTGGCCGGCTTTGCGAGGATCGCCAGTGGCGCCAGATCGTGACCGTCGAAGACGCCGTTGCCGGTGGCTGCAATCTGTTCGACCTTGCCGAGCTGGGGCTCGAATACAGTCCCGAGGAATATCTCAACCTGTTGATGTGTCACTTCATTGATGACACGGCATCGATTTTCCCGCTCGCCGACCTGCAGCGCTGCATGGTGGATTCGTGGGAGCTGTGGGAGGACTTCAAGCCACTGGCGCCCCGCCCTTTCGGTCACAGGCCCGTATGGGTCGGATACGACCCTGCGCTATCCGGCGACTCGGCCGGCCTGGTCGTGGTGGCGCCGCCGGTCGTGCCGGGTGGCAAATTCCGCGTGTTGCACAAGGAGCAATGGCGCGGCATGGACTTCGAAGCCCAGGCCGATGCAATCAGGCGTATCACTCAGGATTTCAACGTGGAATACATGGCAATCGACACGACCGGCATCGGCCAGGGCGTGTACCAGCTCGTTCGCCAGTTCTATCCGAATGCGGTTGCGCTCAACTACTCGCCAGAGGTTAAGGGCCGGCTCGTTCTCAAAGGCTTGTCGGTGATCGGTAAGGGCCGACTTGAGTTTGATGCCGGGTGGACTGATCTCGCGCAATCGTTCATGGCTATCCGCAAGACCATGACCCCAAGCGGGAAGCAGGTCACCTATGAGGCGAGCCGCAGTGAGGAAACCGGGCACGCTGATCTTGCGTGGGCGTGCCTGCATGCGCTCGGCAATGAACCGCTAGAGGGCATTACCGCCAACAACACAGGCTTTATGGAGTTTTCAAATTGAACAAGCGCAAACACAACCGACACACCGCGGCTTCGCCGGCGCCGGTGGCCGCTCCACCACGTGCCGAGGCGTTCACATTTGGCGACGCCATGCCCGTCATGGACCGCGCCGAGATTCTGGATTACGTCGAAAGCTGGTCGGCCGGTGACTGGTTCGAGCCACCGGTGTCATTTGCTGGTCTGGCGAAGTCGTTCCGCGCCGGCGTTCATCACAGTTCGGCGATCTACTTCAAGCGCAATGTGCTGTCGTCCACGTTCATCCCTCACAAATTGCTCACGCGCGAGGAATTCGACAAGTGGGCGCTTGACTTCATGGTGTTCGGCAATGCCTACCTTGAGAAGCAAACGAGCCGCCTTGGCGGGACGCTCGCGCTGAAGCGCGCACCGTCGAAATACATGCGCCGCGCGTCCGATCTGCAGCGCTTCTTTCAGGTGAGCGGCATACAGGAAAAGCACGAATTCGCGGCCGGTAGTGTTCATCACCTGATGGAACCGGATATCAATCAGGAAGTGTATGGCCTGCCCGAATATCTCGGCGCACTGCATGCGGCGTGGTTGAACGAGTCGGCCACCCTGTTTCGACGCCGCTACTATGAAAACGGATCCCATGCCGGGTTCATTCTGTACATGACGGACGCAGCTCAGAAACAGGAAGATGTGGACGCGTTACGCGAGGCGTTGAAAAACAGCAAAGGTCCGGGAAATTTCCGTAACCTGTTCATGTACGCGCCGGCCGGCAAAAAGGAAGGGATTCAGCTAATCCCGGTGTCCGAGGTCACGGCGAAGGACGAGTTTTTCAACATCAAGAACGTGACGCGCGACGACCTGCTCGCCGCGCATCGTGTACCGCCGCAGCTTATCGGTGTGGTGCCGAGCAACACAGGCGGGTTTGGAGCCGCAGACACGGCGGCCGAGGTATTCGGAGCGAACGAAATCGAACCGCTGCAGCGCCGCTTTACTCAGCTTAACGAGTGGATGGGTGATGAAGTCGTGCGCTTTCATCCCTACACCATCAAGCGGGCGGCCACCGCAGCTTGA